TCTGCTGCGCCTCGCGCTGCTTTCTCGCCTGCCACTCTGGGCTCGGGTTGTCGTACCGGATATCTGGCTTCTGGCGTGGCTTGGGTCTTGGCTTAACCTCGAACAGATCACCCAAAGCTTCCGCGATGTCGTCTACTATGGGCGCGCCGTAATCGTCGTACAGTCGGCGTAGTAGTCTAGCGCGCGACACGTTAACAGTCCCACTTGCGCAGGGATAAAGCCTTGCGTGTCGGTCGGCCCTTCTCGTCCTTCATGGGCCCCGGCATGCCGCTCATACGAGCGCAGAAGCTCTTACGGCGGGCCGCGGCCTTTGGGGATCTTTTAGCTTGTTTTGCGCTGACGGGCGGCTTGATATCCTTACCCTGCGCGCGCAGAGAGGCGCGCCCCTTGGCGTTAAGACCACCCTCTGGGTTCTGGCCTTCTTTACGCGTCCACGCGCCACCGCCTTTCGCAAAGCGCTGCACCGGCTGCATTGGCTGCTGCATTGGCTGCTGCATTGGCTGCTGCATTGGCTGCTGCATTGGCTGCTGCATTGGCTGCTGCATTGGCATCTGCTGCGGGCGCTGAGACAGCACGCTATTGAGCTCCCGCTTAGCGTCCATAATCATTTGATCAAACGCTGTTAGGGCGCCCATCATAGTCTAATCTGCGTAGGTCTTAACCATCTCAAGCATGATGGTGTACGTAGAGTTAGCCGCGGCGCCGATCGTGGTAAACAGAACGTCGCCTGTTTTGCCAGCCCCGGCATCGTTCGGAAGCTGAATTTTGCTGAAGTCAAAGCAGTTGACGCCCGGTGCCACGATAAATGCCGGAACATCTGCGGTAGCATCCCACAGAATGTTTACGGACATGCCGTTGACCGAGGTGTGCATGCGCTCAATTTTAACGCCATTGCACGCTTTGTCTTCGTTGTTTGCTGCGAGAGCGGACACGTCCACCTTAACTACGCCAGCTTCGCCGGTGCCGTCGGAGACGTTCGTGAACTTCATGACGGCCACACGCTCGCCGTCGAAAATCGTTTGGGAGGTAACTGCGTCAGCCATTAGCTCTGTTTCCTGTATAAATTGGCGACCGCTAGGGAAAAGGAGAAGAAAACCTAGCGGCCGCCGTTATATAGCAGACTTTTTCAAGCTGCTGTAGCCCCAAAGGGAAGGAGGCCGAAGCCTCCTCCCCAATTAGGCGCCCGGTGTACCGAATACAGCGCGCGGGTCAGTCCAGCCAAGAGCGTAACGCTCAGTAGCCTTATAACGCATGCTGTCGGTCTCGAAGTCACCTTCCATGCTCTTTTCGAGGCCACGACGTGTGACGAGCTTGAGGCCTTCTGGCGCGTCAGTCTGGATCCACCATGCAGTGGTCGAGGTGACACGTGACAGGTTAGCCTGACCGTCGTCCAACAGCCCCATCGATTTGACAGGGTTGATGTCGTTGTTGCTGCCCCCAGCACGCAGTGCCGACTTGAGCAGAACTTCAGCTTGGAACACGTTCGAAGGACCGGTTACGATCTTCTTTGGTGTCAAGCGGATGCGCTTGCCGTTGTTGTCAACAGCGTTGCGGATCTGCACGAGCATCTGCTCGAGCGAAGTCTGCGAAAGTGCAGCAGCTGTGGTCAGCTGGTTAGAGAAAGAGCCTCCAGCAATCGGGTGTGCGGTGTTCACAAGTGATACGCCGTCACCACCGGTGTACGAACCGTTGAACGCGCGGTTCAAGATGTTCGCAGCCAGAGTTTCTTTGGTTTCAATCAGCGACTGTGCGAGGTGACGCGCATAGGTCTGACCGATACGGATGTGATCACCATCCTCGACGAGTACTTTCGTCAGCGCGAATGCAAGGCCGAAGACCTTGTAAACGTAGCGCTGAATGAAAAGCACACCGCCTGATTGGTAGGTGACCGGCATGCCGTCGGGCAGTTCCGGTGCAGCACCGAAGCCGTACAGCACTGGCTCTTCGTGGTAATTCCGGGGAGTACCCTTCATTTCCTTGAAGACCTGTGCGTACTCATCAGCACGCTGATCATAAATGCCGTTGAACTCTTCGTTCAGGATCGGCTCAACGATGGAGCGGAAATCAGTACTCCGCATTGGGGTAGCCATTGATCAGCCCTCCTTAGTAAGCAGCTTTGTCGGCCACGTTCTGATGTTCGGCGATTTGAACCTGCACAACAGTGTAGGCGTCGCCGGCATCATTATCGGGGCCGGGAGCAATATCAAGAATACGCAACGAAGCGTTACCAACGTTCGTTAGCGTGGCGACATCGAGCATCATGCCCGACAGACCGGTGGTCGTAGAACCGGAGCCGATCGTGGTGAAATCAGCCTGAGAGCCGATGTCCGAAACGGCCACCGAGTCATCACCCTGAATTTCGTACACGATGCTTGGGTCGACTGTGATGTAAGCTACGATTTCTGAGCCTGCGGTTGATGCAGTCCACTTGTTGCTTACACGACGGCGACCGTCGCTGTCGGTGAACTCTACGCCCTGAAAAGAACCGACGAAGCTGTCGCCAATGGCGGCGGCCTGTACAGTTCCGTCAGCGCCCAGCTTCACCGGCTGGTTCTGAAGGATGTTTGAAGCATAGCCCGTTGCAATAGTGTAAGCGGCAGGACGAGTCGTGCCACTTGGGTTATACGCGGGGCGGAGTCCAAACGGCTTTGAAGTCGAAGACATAGCCATTTACCTCATATTAAAAGTTGCGTTTTCCGCTTACCACTCCTGTGGCGCGCGGGGGTTAAATTCACGCATCTCCGACATACCGTCGCCTTCGTACATGCTGCTTCCGGCTCTCTCGGCTTGCTCGCGCATCATCTCCGCGACTTCCGCCAATTTGTTTTCTTCCCGCATCGGAGCATCGTGGTGAGCTTCCTGCATGAACTTCTCGTAGAGGCTCAAGGGCAGCTTAAACGCAAGCATCTCGTTGACCCCGATAAAGCCAGCCCATTCGCCAGTCTTGATCGAAGCATATTCCATCCCCGGTACTTCCTCCGGCTGAACAGGCTCGTAGCCGAGCTGCATGCGCCGATGGATCGAATCGCGAGGATTTTGGGTTGTGAGCCAGCACATGTGATAGCCCGGAACGTCCGGCAGATCAGGAAGTGCGTCATTAAAAAGTTGTGCCCTGAACATTTCCAGCCGGTCGTCATCGCTCAACTGCCGGTCTTCTGTGATCTTGCGATCCGAAGCCTTGCGCGTTGCGCGGCTACCAACTTCATCCATGTCCTTCTTCAGGCGTGTATCATTTCCACTCATATTGTCTCACTCCAGTTAATCAGCGAGCCGAATCTTTATCATAGGCCTGATACGCCTTTAGATAGCGTTGGCGAAGCGTAGGGTCATCCCACACTCCAGCCTCTATCATAGCCTGTTTTCGCTCCGGTGTCACGTAGACCTCTTTTTTTGTGCTTACGGGCGCATGCTCACGCGTGCGTCCGGTGGGCGGTGCTTTGCGTTTTTTGGGCGCTGCAGCCTTTTGTGGCTCCGCCTCCCCAAACGCCTCGGCAACGCGATCGGTTAGCTCTTCCCAGTACTCGCGAGTGCGTGGGTCGTAGCCTTCCGAGGCTAGGGCGTTGTCGATCTGCTTTGTCAAAGCGCTGTCGTTGTCTCGGCCCTGTGGGTCGTACCACGGATTGGCTTTCATCCACTCCGCGGCGTAGTTAACAACAGTGGGATCCGGCGCAGCAGGTTTGGATCTAGCCTCTTCGTACTGCGCCTTGGCCGCCTGAAGCTGCTGAGAGCGCGTAAGAGCCTCGTCGCGTATGCGCATGGCTGCCACAACGTCTTGCCCGTTGCCTGCCTCTGTTGCCTTCGCAATAATATGCTCGGCTTGAGCAATTTCCTGTTGCACCTGAGCCAGTTGGTTTTCAAGCGTCTGGGCGTTGTTGTTGGCGACGTAGCCTTCCACGCCGGAGATACGGCGCATAAGGTCGGCGTTTTGCTGCCTAAGCATGCGCAGTTCGCGCTGCGCAGCCTCTTTAGCCCGCTTCTGCACTTCTCTGCGCTTTTTGCGGCGACGGCGGTTGGCTTCCGACTTGTCCACCTCCTCGTCGTCGTCAGCTAGGCGGCTGTCCTCCTCGTCGCCGTCATCTTCGCTATCGTCTTCGTCGCTATCATCAGACTCGTCGGACTCGTCTTCTTCGGACTCATCGGACGTATCTTCTTGATTTTCTTCGTCTTCTTGCGGCGCTTCTACGGCCACCAACTCTTCGTCGTCTTCGGTAATCTTATCGTTTACTTCACTCATAACCGGCTCCCATGCCTGCAGCCTTATTGATTAGATAAATGCCTTGATGGCGAGTGGATCACCCGTCACCTTGCCTATCAAATCAAGGTCGTTGAAAATGACGAGTAGGGCCTCGCCCTCCCCGTCTTCGGTCTTAACGGTCCAGCGATCGCCGCCGTACTTGGGCACGCGCACGAAATCGCCGGCTTCGCACCAGCTGCCCTCGGGCCATGGGTCCATAGATGTACGGTTGCGGAAGGCTAGTTCGCCGCACGCAATGACTTTCGCCACCTGCGTGTTCCACGCGTCCGTCTCGCGTGTTTCAGACGTAAGGATGATCCCACCCTTAGTCTTGTTCTTGGGGGTGCGTATCTGCACCAATACTCGGCTACCAAAGGGCTGAACGCCCGCATCACAAGGCGGAAACGCCTCGTTCAGATCATCGTAGCTGAACTCTACTTTGTTGCTTAGTTCCTGCATTATCGCTCCAATTCTGCAGTTTATAGATCGAAATCGCGCTTTTCCTTGTCCTCGAACAGACGAACTATGGTGTATTTTGCGCGTTCCAATCCGGCGTACATGCCAACAACGCGTCCGTACTCGAACTCGGTGCTGGCGGCGGGTTGCTTCAACGCTTCGTGCGCTAGACGCGCCTGTTCTGTCTCCAAGCGTTGAAGCAGCGCCTCGATCCTCATGCCGGCGTCTTTGGACTCGACAGGATCTTAGGCTGTTTGCCCATGGCCATCAGCTTGTGTTGCTTGATAGGCCCCTTCGGAGGCGTAATAGCCTTCGAGGTAGTCTTTTTGGTAGGTTTCTTCATCGCAGTTTCCTTACCTTGGTTGCGGGTTTGGGTTTATCCCGGTGCCTGTGGACACCGCGACCTTCTCACCGGAGGCAATCTCGGCCGCTGCGAGTCGCATGGCCGTTTCGTTGTCCTCGGAGTTCATTGTGAGACGCGTCTGCAGCTCTGCCGCCTTGCGCTCGTCCTCGGCGCGCTGGCGTCGTGCCTCTATCTCGATGCGTGCGCGCAGCTCTTCGGCGCTCTGCGCCAGTCTGCCCTGATCGTTGCCTGCGCTTTGCTGCGCCTCGAAGGCCGCAAGCTGCATACGTGCCTGCTCAAGAGCGGCCTGCTGCTGCATCTTGGCAGCTTCAAGCTGCGTGCCCTGCTGCATCTCGGCCGCGCCCATCTGCAGTTTGGCCTGCTCGAGCTGCATCTGCTGCTGATCGCGCTGCGCCTGAGCCTGCAACTTGGCCTGCTCAAGTGCCGTGCGCGGATCGGGCACAGGCTGCGGCTGGAGAGACTGCAGAAGCTGCTGCGCCTGCTGGATGACGGGTGGCAGCGCCTCGAAGACGCTACCGCTCTCCTGCGATACGGCCACGCTCGCCTCGGCAAGCATGCGGTCAAGTGCGCGGCGCGCCTCAACGTCCTTGCCCAGTTCCTTCATGCTCTCGGTCACGCTCTCGCCCATAGCCTCGTCGGACAATTCGACTACGCTCGATACGTACCACAAAGCGATGTGCTCTTTGAGGTGGTTAAGCACAATCGGCAAGAACGTCGGCGCGATGAGCGGGTTCATGCCAAGCGCCGGCGATAGCAGGAAGGACAGGTGCGCCTTGATGTGCGCGATGTGATCCTGCTCTGGGAATGCCATAATCGGGCGCCCAAGCGTTGCCGCGGCGTTCTCGTTAATGGCGTTCTGCTCTTTCGGCTCCATGGGCGGGTTGAGCAGCTCGTTAGCCTCTGGGATCTTGAGCGTCTCGAGGATGCGCTCCTCGACCTTGCGCTGGTTGTACAGCTGGGGCATCACCGATGCGCGCTGCGAGACCGCCTGTATCTGCGCGAAGCGCTGCGCTTCAGAGAAGATGTTCGGGTCGCTGACAGGCACCACGTCGAGGGGGCCGTCGAAGTCCCCGCGCGACGCCAGCTCCTCGCCCGCCTCGTCCTCGAGACGGTCGTCGTCAAGATACATGGCGTTGAGGCGGTGCAGGATGCGCAGCATGCGCGACATGCTGTCGTGCAGGCGGCTGTGGATAGCCGAGAACACGGTCATGCCCTGCTCGAGCTTGGCCAGCGTCGTGCCTACGGGCGCGTTGGGGTTGCCGTCAGCAATGTCCTCCATCGCCGTGCGCACAACTCCGCGGCCGCTGTCGATCAGGAAGCCGAGCAGCTGGAAGAGTACAGGCGATGGCGGGTTGTAGGGCAGAGGCATGGCCAGCTTGCGCACGTCGTCGACGTTGATGCCGCCCTCGATCTCCATGACCTCTGTCGGCTGGATCTCGAGAGACTGGCCGCCGGCCGTGCCGCCCTTGAGCTTGAGCATCGTCTGCGAGTTGCTGATGTGCGCGGAGTCGAGCAGTGCGCGCATAGCGCCAGTCGCCGCTCCGCTCAGCCCACCGATCATGTGCGGCAGGCCGATCGGGTAAGCGCCTCGCCACGGAATGAACGGGAACTCGACAAACCACTGCTGCTCTTCGCGTGACTCGTCTTCCTCGTCCCAGTTGCGGTAGAGGCTCAGCACCATGCCGCTCGATTTGTCGATCGAGATTATGTAGGGCGCCACGCCCTCGCCGTCCTCGATCTCGCACTGCGCGTAAACCTCGTACACGGTGCGCAGTCCGTCTTCGTTGTAGCTTGTGTGGTCGCGTCCCTCGATGCGGTCATTGGCCTGCTCGGAGAGTGACACCTCCGGCTCTAGGCCGGGGGCGATCAAGTCGACATCGCGATACATGCCATCGCGCACGCGCTGCTCGTAGTCGAGTTGCGTGAGGTACTGCACGTGCGTCCTGCGCTGCGCCGTGTAGAAGTTTGTCGCGGCGTAGGGGAGGTACATGTCGTCGATCGCCACGAACAGGAAGTCGGGGCGGTTGCGCTGGTCGTTCCAGCTCAGCTTGAGGTATTGCGCGCCGCCG